CAAAGCACTATCAAGAGAGTGTTTGGGATGTAGACATTAGAAAAATAACAGATGGTAAAGAAGTGGATTTGGTTTGGTGTAGTCCAGACTGCAAACATTTTTCAAGAGCTAAAGGTGGAAAACCAGTAAATAAAAATATAAGAGGATTAGCTTGGGTTGCTATTAAGTGGGCAGGAACAGTAAAGCCTAAAGTTATTATGCTAGAGAATGTTGAAGAGTTTCAGACTTGGGGGCCAATAGATAGTCAAGGTAAATTAATACCAAAGTATAAGGGAAGAACATTCAAGAGTTTCTTAAATGCTTTTAAATATCTAGGGTACAAAGTCGAGTACAAAGAATTAGTAGCAGCTGATTATGGAGCGCCAACAACTAGAAAAAGATTTTTTTTAATTGCTAGGTGTGATGGAAAACCTATAGTATGGCCAGAACCTACACATGGAGAAAATAAAAAGCCATATATAGCAGCATCCACAATAATTAATTGGAATTTAGAAGTACCAAGTATATTTGATAGAAAAAAGCCATTGGCACAAAATACATTAATAAGGATTGCTAGAGGAATACAGAAATATGTAATTGAAGATAAACCGTATATCATCAATGATACAGCATATTTTTTAAGTCATTATTATACACATCAGGGCAACGAAACAAGATGCAGCAGTTTAAGAGATCCAATAGCAACTATACCTACTCAAAATAGATTTGGGTTAGTATCAGTAAAGTTTCAGGATATTAAGTTACCTATGAAAGATGGAGTTGCTGCATTCCTAACTAAATATTATGGATGTGATACAGGGCAAAGTATTAATGGGCCAATTCATACTATAACAACTAAGGATAGATTTGGATTAATTGTAGTTAGAGGTAAAGATTATAAGATAGTAGATATAGGTTTAAGAATGCTCGAAGCTAGAGAATTATTTGATGGAATGAGTTTTCCTAAAGAATATATTATAGATCATGATTATACAGGAAAGAAATATCCGACTACACAACAAAAGGCAAGGTGCGGCAATGCAGTAGTTCCACTGTTATCAAAAGCATTAGTACAAGCTAATGTTATAGAAGAAAATGAAAGAAAATTAGTCAGTTAGAAAGTGAGGTAGAGCAATGAGTTGTAAATGTGCAAAGTTTGATGAAGATGAATGTAGATATTATTGTGATGTATCAGGCAGCCAATGTATGTATATGTCACCCAATAGTGAAAGATGTGCAAAAGAATATGGTGAAGGTCCAGATGCAGATAGTAAAGAGGTGGAGTTAGAACTAGAAGATTTTCATGAGGTTGAAGAAGATAAGGAAGATGTGAATATGAATCAATATGATATGACAAAAGTTATTGAGAATTACTACAGAGCATCGAGCGCATTAATGGAAATTGGTACTACTAAAAATATACCAGAAGAGTTAAGGCAATTATCTATAAATGCATCAGCAGCAACAATGAAAATTATTAACTATATAAATTCACATAAGGAATAGTTCGCAATACTAAATGAAAGGAAAGATGTTCAAATGAAATGGAATGTTAAAGAATTAAAAGAATTAATAGAGGATTTAGATAATGATACAGAGATTGTTATTGAATCAATAGTATCAGGTGAAGAAAGATATTGTTCAGATACATCTGATGTTTATTTTTCAGAAGATAGTGAAACTGGTAATAAACTACTGGTTTTTGTACCGAAAGACATTGAAATAAATAATGCCGAAACAGGACGAAGGTATACAGAACTAAATGACATAAATGGTGATGATATATGTGAGGGCATGACTGTACATCAAGTATCAGTATTAACAGGTAGTGAAGAAATAGATTTTACTGGTGAAATTAAGTTTTATGATGGTACATGGTATATAGATAATGGTTCAGATGCCAAACCATTGTTTAGTGAAAGTTGTGAAAATACAATAATTGAATCTTAATACACAATACTACTAACGGGCGAAGGAGAAATGAAAATTATGAAACTATTGGTAAATAATTTTTTTATTGGATTGAAAGCGCATTTAAATACTTGGAAATGGTTTGTTAAAGAATCTGTAAATTTTCTTAGAAATTAATACTAAAATTTGGTGAAGGAGTGAAAGAAATGTATGAGTATAAAATAACTATTCCTTTTAAAATTGAAAGTTGTATGAATTGCCCATTTAGACATGAAAAAATACAACATGAAGCTATGCAAAGTGTGGATGTGCTAAGTGGTGTAATTGAAATTCTTAGAAGACAATCTTATTGCATGATAAAAAATGAATCTATTATTATAAGTGAATCAGTTGACGGATATAATAGCAGTTGCCCATTGAAAAATAAGGTTACTTATTTAACAGATGAAAAGTAAGATAATACTAAGAAATTAAATAGAGAATAGAGTTAAGAGCGTTACTGTTATAAAACACTATTCTCATATAATAATCAAATGACAATAAGGAGGATAAGACATGAGCAACTTAAACGAAGAAGCAAGTATAAGATTGTTAGGAAAATTAACACTACTGTTACCTGTATTAGAGCAAAATTTAAGTCTACAATTAGAAGCCAAAAGAGTTATTGATGAAACTCTATATAACTATGAGGTGCAAACTAAATGTACAGATTTAGTTGCAAGCGATATAGAAGAAAAAGCTCAAATATATCTAGCATGTAAAAGACTTGAAGGCTTAAGCTCTAAAACACTAGATAACTATAGATTATTTTTAATCAAGCTAGATCAATTTTTTACAAAACCATGTAGCACTGTTCAAACTATGGACTTAAGAATGTTTTTAGCTGTATTAGGAAATGGAAAACAGGCAACAACAGTAAATGGATATATAACAATGCTTAAAGGCTTTTTCGGATGGTTGCAGGCAGAAGAATACCTTTTAAAGAATCCAGCATTTCAATTGAAACAAACAAAAGTTCCAAGGGTAATCCTACAAGGTTATAAAGCAGAAAACGTAGAAAAGTTAAGAGAATCTTGTAAAACAGAAAGAGAAAAGACACTATTTGAACTTTTAGACAGTACAGCTTGCCGTATATCAGAATTAGATAATATTAAACTAGATGATATTAATTGGCAAGAAAAAAGCATCATAGTAAATGGTAAGGGCCAAAAAGAAAGAATAGTTTATTTCTCTACTAAAGCCAAGATGCATATGCAAAAATATATAAATACTAGGCAAGGAGAATCGGAATATTTATTTATAGCAGAAAGAGGAACATACCATCACATTAAAGTAAGAGCGTTGCAATTAATTATAGTCAAAATAAAAGATAGAGCTGGGGTTGAGGAAAGAGTCCACTGCCACAAGTTCAGGAGGACTCAAGCAACTAGATTATTAAATCAAGGAATGAGAATTGAAGGGGTACAAGGTATCTTAGGCCACAGTACTCCATCTACAACTCAAATATATGCTCAATTATCACAAGAAAATTTAAGAAATGAATATAGAAAATTAGTTGTTTAAAGAGGTGAGGTAGTTGAAAAAGATAAATGTAATAGAAGGTCAATTTAATTTGTTTGACCTTCCAGTCCAAGTGCCTATAAAACCTAAAGAAGAAAAGATAATAGAAAAACTAGAGATAAAAGAAGATAAGTTTAAAGGGATAATTAATCTTTATAAAGAAAGTTGCATAAGAATTGTTAAACAGATGTGTGGGGCATTGATAGTAGAAGTTGGTGATAGAACACTATATTTTAATTCTTCTGGAATAAATGAACTAGAATTAAAAAAAGACCTGGAGTTACTTCCAGGTGATGAAATATTAATTGTGAATCAAGATAGAGAAATCAATGAACTTCAGTTAGAAAAATTAAAGGACATGCATGTGACGGAATATATAAAACGTAAAGGCGATGCAAATATAATAATACCAACATCTGAGAAAACAATAGTTATTGCTCCAAATGGATGGGTATTAGAATATGAACAAAAACCATATTTCAAAGAAAATGAAGTTGTTATTTTAGAAAATAGCATAAAAATATCAGATGAAGAATTAAAAATTGGTGATCCAGTAGAGTTTAAATATGATGGAAAACAAAGTATCGGTAAAATAAAAAGCATTTATAATAACGGAGAAACTGTAAATGTTAGTTGGGATAACAAAAGTACAGCATTTTATTATAAATGTGTAAAAAAGATAGCTTAAAAGAGGTAATTGATATGAGATATCTTAAAACAAATAATTTAAACTGGGGAAAGTTATGCAAAGGTGAAATACAAGTGAAACAATTAGAAATTAATATAAATGATGTAGATAAAGGTATAGAACAAAAAGATAAACTTATTCAAAGAAAAATTAATATTAAGGAGTGATACTTATGGAAGAAAAGGTTAAGAAGGAATTAGCTTTATATAGATCAAGAGAAATAGAAATTGAAGATATGAAACTTAAAATAGAAGAACTTAAAATTGGAGGGCAGATAGGTGCAAGTGGATTTGAAGAAAGAGTTCAGACTTCTATGAATTGTAAAAATAATGATTACGTTATGAATCAGATTCAAAATTTAGAGGATAAAATCAAATTAAATGAAATAGCTAATAAGAGAATTGACAATGCTTTAAGACGATTAGATGGTGATGAAAAAACAATAATCATAAAAGTATTTATAGATAAAAAAAGTATTTCAAGAGCTGCACAAGAATTATTTAAAAGTAGAAAAAGTGTTAAAAAGACAATTGAGAACTCATTTGAAAAAATAAAATTAGCATAAAAAGGAACAGCAAAGGTAGCAACTAGGGTAGCAGTTAGGGTAGCAACGAAAGTACCTAGTAAGTATCAGTTTTAAATAGTAAAATGTAATTAGTCAAAGAAGCACTTAGAAATATTCTATGTGCTTCTTTTGTATTTTAAATTAAAGGGGGTTTAGAAATATGGAAAAGAAAATTAAGCTAAACATTAAGTTTAAAGGAAATGAAATAGTATGTGCTAAATCTCCTTTACACTGCAAAGATTGTTTAGATAATAATACATGTGAAGAAATAGTAATGCATTATTATCCATTTGATAAAAGAGAAGTAGAAGAATGTTTCAAAAATGATGAAAGACATAGGTGAGATTATGGAAAGAGTAAAATCCAATAGTAGTCCACCAAGAAAGAGAAGAAAGAAAAAACAGCCAGCTAATCCAATTAAGCAAGTAGATCAAGTATATGATATTCAAGATTATTTAAGAGCTAAGAGTAATAGAAATTATATGCTATTTATTTTAGGCATTGCAACTGGATATAGAGCTGGAGATTTGATAAAACTTAAAGTAAGAAATATTAAAGAATCTCTTGATAGTGGCTATTTTACAATTATGGAAGGAAAGAAACTTAACTCTAGGAATATTAGAGAAAAGAATAGAAAACCTCGAAAAGTTGTGATAGTAAAAAATCTTAAAAAGAAGTTAGAAGAGTATATAAGAGATTTAAATGATTATGACTATATGTTTCCAAGTAGAAAAGGTGGATACATAGAAGTAAAGAGAGTTTCTCAAATACTTAAGGAAGCTGGAGATTATTTTAATATTGAAAAAATAAGTGCACATAGTATGCGTAAAACTTATGCGTATAGAATATATGAGAAGAATGAACATGATTTATTAGCAATAAAAGAAATGTTAGGTCATAGTTCAACAGAAGAAACTAAAGCTTATCTTGGTTTAGATAGAGAAGTGTTTGATAATTATTCAGAAACTTTGAACGATCTAATCCATTAAGCTTTTTATTTTTTTACTAAGTGAATGTCTTATTTTTTGGGGAGTTCACATTGAAGAGAAATAAAAAATAAATCTTCTATTATATGCGCTTTAAAAAGTCAATGTCTTATTCCCTAAGAAAATGTCACATTCAAAAAATATATTTTAATAGGCTTTATGCTAGATATACCAGTGGCTAAGAATACATTTGTAATGTTAATAAAAAATATAAAAAAATTATACGACTTTTAAAGTTGGGAAATATAGCGATTATTGAGCCTTAGTAAAAAGTAAAAGGCTCAATGTTGGAGGTGCAGAATGAAGTCGGTTGACGAGACAATAAGGGATAACTTAAAGTTAATAGAATCAATGGCTGAGAGTGATTCTACTGATAAAGAAATTGCAGAAAAATTAGACATAAGTTACTCGAGTTTTAAGAGACATAAGAGCCAAAATAGTGAGTTAAAAGAGCTAATGGCTCAATGTAAAGATAAAAAGAATGAACAGGTAGAACAATCACTATTTAAATGTTGCAATGGGTATATATACTATGAAGAAGTTGCAACTAAAGTTAAAGAAGAAGTTCTTGATGAAAAGACCAATATAATATTGGTTAAAGAAGATGTAAAGGTAGTTAAGGTTAAGAAATATAAAGCCCCAGACTTAGCTTCTCAAAAGTATTGGTTGAACAATAAGAAGAAGGCAACATGGCAAGAAGACCCTAGTAAAGTTCTTAATGATAAGAAGCTTACTAAGTTAAAAGAAAAAGAAATGGCAATGAAGTGTGAGTAATAAAGGAGATAACAATATGGACAGCATAGAGTTATCACAATGGATTAACAAACTTATACAACATCATAATCTTAAAGCCTTCTATAACTGTGCATCATGGGAACATCTAAGGATTGAAGTATTAAAGGAACAGAACAATGAGTGTCAACTATGTAAGGATAAAGGGTTGTATAGTGAGGCAGTAACAGTACATCATATTAAGTATGTAAGGCAACAGCCTGAGCTTGCATTAACTAAGAACAATTTGTTATGTGTATGCAAAGAGTGTCACTATCAGATACATCACAAGTACGAACCTAAAGAGCAATTGAATGAGGAGCGATGGTAAGCAATGATACTATTTAGAATATTTAATGGATATATGGGGAATGGTTCAGTAAATGTATTGGTAGTAGCTAGTACAGAAGAAAGAGCATTAGAGTTAGCTAAAGATAAGTTTAAAGAAGATGCAATAACACATCAAAAAAGTGATAACTATTATAAGAATCTTGAAGTTGAAATGATTTGTAATACTGACAATGAATACATTGGTCAAATAGAAGATTAGTACCCCCGGTCAAAAGAAACGCAAAAGCGCTGGATATGGGGAGAA